GTGCTTGCGCTTTGATCGCTAGCTAAGGGTACTGTCATTCTCTGTAGTGATGAAACTGCCATTTGTTATCTCCTATATGTTTATTTACCTAGACTCAGGGCTGGTCAAAACCAGCCCCTTTGTCATTAGCCTGCTGTACCTGAAATCTCTCCGGTATTCTTGATACGCAAAGGAATGTAGATAAACTCTACTGCCTTCACAGGCTCTATGGCAATATCCACCCAAAGTTCGTTTCTATCAATTCTGGCTGGTGTATTGTTGCTGAGATCGCAAACCACCAAGTAGTCATAGATAGCACGTTTGGCAATCAAGTCAATCATCAAACTGTTAATGGTATTGGTGATTTCGTTGCGTGTGATCTCGTCATTGGGTTCAAACAAGAACAACTTACCAATCTCTTCCAAGCGTCCACGCAAGAATGCCACCAAGCGTGCCACGTTGATACGATCCAAGGCTGTTGTGGTTGTTGTGCTGGTCTTGTTACCAAAGTTGGTGATACCAACGCCAGGAATAAACGTGATTGGATTGATGTTGCGCTCATACAAGATATCTCTTGTGGCTTGACCAACACTGACTTGCTGGAATTCACCCGAGGCACTGTCAATATATCCAATTGCCAAGGCATTGTCTACCACACCACGGCGTGTACCAGCTGGTGCCAACCATGGATAGCTCACAGCATCACTGCGCAAGATTGTGCGTACCATCATGTGACTTGGAGGAGCCACCACGGTGCTACCACCAAGGTCTGTGGTCTGACAGCTGGGATAGAACGTGGCCAAATAGTTGCTGGTAGCAACCAAGCCATCTTCAGTGTCAAGGCCAAGACCGTTGTTGTTTGTGGCCCACTCTACCAGGCTGTTGCCATCTATGGCCAAGCGCATTGGAGTGTCACCCACAGCAAACAAGGTATTTGCACGCTCGTTGCTGAGTGCAATCATGTTGGGGATCAATTCAGGATATGCTGGTACAGCAATAATATTGAACTGATTCTGCTCTTCACGTGCGGCCTGACTGGTATCTATGCCAGATTTAAGAGCTTGCACAACGAGCTGACGTTGTGCTTGACGTCCGCTCCACATGGCTCCAGTATCTTTGTTGCCACTGGCTGTGACCCAGGTAAAGCTGTACAGAGGCAAGTTGGCATTGTTTGCAGGCTGTGCTGGATTGTAGGCACCAGCATCAGGATAGGTTTGAGCTGTAAAGTAGTTGGTTGCAAACCGTTTTACGTTGTATCCGCTTCTGCGTGTGTTGAACAACAACATGCCTTGTGGATAAAGTGCAGGATCTGGGGCATCAAGATCCAAGTGATCACTGGTCAACAAGCTGGTAATGGTTGGAAGTGCGTCGCTGATGGGATTGGTAGCACCACTGGAGCTCCAACGTGCATCTGCAAACAACACACCGTTTTCTGTGACCTGATCTGTGGTATTCAACAGTACCCACTGATCAACTCCGTCCACAGGTTCCCAACGATAGATCACAGGATAGTTTTCTAGATCACTGGTGTCAACCCATAAATCGCCATACTGCAACGGACTTTCAGCGGCATCATTTTGTGTAAGTGGCTCAGTGGCACTGATAATGGGTCCGCTGGCATTGGTCAAACTGAGATCAAATCCGCGCACATCATTTGTGACATTTTGATAACCTTGCCATGTAAAGTTGTCCTGAATCATGATGTCTACATCGTTCACACTGCTGTAGTACCACAAGCGTCCATTGGCTGGATCCTGATCCGGTGCCGTTGCACTGGCTGTGTAGTTAAACTCAGGAGTAGTTGTAAAATTGCTGAGAATAATCGAAGGCTCGACAAATTCGCTGTCTGGACGGCAGTTTGGAGTTGAGTCTGTAAAACCAGCTGCTGTGACCGGAGTACCAGTCACATTTTCCAAATAGATCACACCACCCTGGCTGTGTGTAAACACAATGTTTCCAGCACTGTTTACTGTGGCAGACACATAGGGCACGTTGGCAGCACTGACTGCGGTGATAAAGTCTGCCACAGTTCCAGTTCCACTAATAAGAGCTGTACCTTGATTTACTATGTCAGTACCGGCTTGTGAACCATAAACAATAAAAGAGTTTCCTGGTGTGAAACTTACCGGAGTTGTGGTACCAGTGACCACGGTCTGTCCCAAAGAGACTCTTTCATAAATTTCAAAGCTAAAGGTTGGGATCAGCTCACCAGGCACTGTCAAGGCCAAGCTGGCATCAAACTGCACATAGGTAGTGCCTACAGGAATGTTCTTACCACCACCGCTGGGATCCAGTGCAGTGACAGCTTCCACGTCGTTTTGATAGGCATTGGTGTTTTGAGCTACCCAAGTACCAAGACTGGAGCTGTATTTTTTGATTTTTAAACTTAAACCGTTGTTTACTGGACTCACATTGTTCCATACCGATCCTGTAGGTCTTGGCGTAGTATCAGTGATTCTCCAGCGCGGACTTTCATAACTGTAGGTGGGGCTGTATTCAGGTGCAAGATATTCACCTGACACTAAACCCAAAGATGTTAATAGAGCAGCACCAGAGTTTGGTCCAGCATCTATGGTTAGAATACCGCCGTCGCCAGTACTGCCGTCGTTGGTGGCAGCGCTGTTGGCATACAGTGCTAATCTACCGCTGACAGCGGCAGCCGATACACCAGGAATTGCAGCGCTGTTAATAACTGCTGCAAATCCTGCTACTGTGGCAGTGGCACCTACTGCCACCAACACATCGTTGAGATAAAGGTTGCGGCCTGTGACCAAACTTTCTGGAGCATTTGTACCAGTCACAGTGGGCCAACTGTCTTTCCAGTCGTCGCTACCGATTAAGACCCAGGTATTCTCGCTGTTTTTGTAGTAGCCTGGAAGTTTGTTACTGACAGCAACCACGGCATAATCGCCCACACTACCAAAACTAATGATAGGTGTATAGTCTTCGTTGTCGGCATCAACCACGTTGGTGGCATCTGTAATCACCAGTGGTGTTTTTACTGTGAATGTGGCTGTGGTTTGATTCCACTCTTGGATACCCCAGGTGCTTGTTGATGTGTCTAACCAGTAAGTACCATTGTTGGGCTCACCTGTGGGGCGACTCAGACTGGCAGTAAGTTCGGTTAAATCAATATCAACACGTTGTACATACGCACGATTTGTAACACCCAATGCACTATAGGCAGCCAACAAGCCATATTCGTTGAGCTCGTAGCCGTTAATGGGGGTGCCAGTTGTGGTGCTGTAAAAGAACGGTACGCCAAACGTAGCCGCCAAGTCACGCTGACTGGTGATCAAATAAGTTTTATTAGCATTGGCAGCTGTGGTTCCAGCAGCCACTGTGATACCATCAGCACTGACCTTGTTCTGTGCTGTGGCTACTAAAAAGTACGGTACTGTGTTGACGGCAGAAGGGATATATTGACTTTCATCAATTACTGTGACTTCTACGCCTGGTGATGTTAGGGCCATGATTGCTTCCTTTTCAATTTAAGATATTTATTGGCAAATGCCAAAAACCTGGGTTTATGGCCACCTTTGGCAAAGGTCCAGAGTAAATATCAGTATGAAACGTCCAGTATGCAAGGCCTGTCATCAAAGACCCTGCGCTGTCAATTATCACAGCGACGGGGTCATACACTATAGGTCACGTTGTGAATCATGCGCAAGAAAAAATCGCGGAATTCGTGCCAGAGACCCTAGGTGGAAAACCAGTGGCTACAAGAAAAAAATGCTGTGTGATCGATGTGGGTTTAAAGCTAGATTTTCAGCGCAGATCTTGGTATTTCACATTGACGGAAATCTCAACAATGTTGAACACAAGAATCTGCGTTGTATTTGTAAAAATTGTGAAGTAGATGTATCTAAAAACGACTTGGTTTGGCGTCCAGGAGATCTTGAACCAGACTCTTGACTTGATTGTATAAATGGTCCATGGTTGCGTTATTGTCAATCACAGCGTCAAAATTGGTGCCAATCCAGGCAGTTTCACTAGCGTGAATGTTGAATTTATTCAACTGATCTCTAGCCAATGCCCACCCTATGTGTTTAGGTCCAGCATTCACAGCTTCAGCCAGCGCATACCATTCTGGGTCTGGTCCGCGATGCACTCTTACAACCAGGCCTCCAGCACGTTTGATTGCCGCTATTTCATTGGGGAATCTGCAGTCACTGATCACCACATCATCGGTGGTTTTACGCAATTTATTTTCCAGGCTGGCGATCCAGATGTCATCATGAAAACCTCGACGACACACTTCTGTGCCCCAGTATTGTAGCACCCAGCGAGGTGTAATATTCATGCCCAAACGGTTGCTCCACCACTCGTCGCGTTGCTCGCGCCATTCTCTGCTGTGCCGAGTGCGTCCTTCTAGCAGTTCGCGATCCCAGCCAAACACACTGGCCACAGCATCTTTGAGTGTGTTGGCAAAACTTTCTCGACGAAATTGATGTATGTTTACAAGATAATCTGCTATGGTATCTTTGCCTGCTCCAATAAGTCCACATACACCAATAATCATTTGAGTTCCTTTTTTAAAGTTTTAAGTATTCTTGGTATCAAAATATTTTTTGACCAAGCCCAGTGACATTTTGGGCTTGGGTGACTGCCATCTACAGTTTCCCAAGCATATTCTCCCAGGGTTTCAATGTCACCAATAAGATCTTGCCACTTGTTGATCAACAAAGAGTCTAGATTTTCTTTAACAGATATTTCATATTCTTTTAAATCTGACGAGAATTCGGTAAACACAAACTCAAATCCTCGTTTTTGTAAATAAGATTTCAAACTTAAAATCAATAAAAAATTTTCTATAGCACGACTTTTATTAGATTTTACACGTTTTAAAACATCAAGAGAACAGAGTAAGTTACCTTGTCCCAGTATGCCACCAGTCAGTCCCAGTGATACCTCTCCGGTATAATCGTACCGACATGGACTATCAGATTTAAGCCAGGATTTGTCGATCATGACATCATCTCGACCATAACCTGACCACATGATTACTATAAAAGTATTAGCAGGTGTAAGATTGATGTTGGTTTCAAGAGCATACATTACAGAGTCGTGTATGTGTTTGTTACCGGCACCTGGACAACTACAATCATAAATGTCAGACATTCCTAACAGATCTCGTGTGTAAACTGGCCAAGTAACATAAGTTAATTCTTTCCAATTACACCCTTTTTGCTCGCACTCATTTTTTATAATTTCTGGAAGATTATCCCAATCCTCTGCAGTGGCAATGTTAGGCCAATGACTATCTCCTCGAATGTTTTCATAGTTTTGTTTAAGGATATCAAAATATTCTTGTTTATTACCAAAATTAAAAGATGTAAAACTACATCCTCCTACTAGTAAATTTTTTTGTGGTAACACAAATTCTGCCTCACACAATTTTGGAACATCAGAACGTGAGATTACTTTCATTTTAATTCTTTTACGTTTAAATGTCTAAGTGTGGCCTGCAACATGTCTATCTGTCTGCGGCAGTCTTCCAGCGCATGGTGACTGGTAGGAGGTTTAGGAAGCTCTGGCCAAAGACTGTACACAGTCCTGGCATCACGCACATTGTAAAACTGCCAGGGCAAAGCTTTGCCATAGCTCTTGTAGGCATGCTCCAGGATGTTCATGTCATAGGTAGGACCGTTGGCCCAGATATGTTTGTGTTGCCAGGCCAGCTTGTAAAGGCTGTCCAGGGCTATGTCTAGTGGCACACGACCTTCTTCACAAAATGCTTCTACCTGTGCTTCTTTCTGGGTCGACCACCACTGTAGTGTACCTTCTTCTATCTTGCGATTTTCTTGGCTCTCCAGAGTGATGCGAGCATAGTAACACCGATCGTAATAACCAGTGCCAAACGGATCAAAGCTTTGTGCGGCTATGGTCAGTATGGTAGCATCTGGACCAGTGGCCAGGCCTTCTATGTCAATCATCAAGGAAGTGCTCATGCTAAAATTTTAGCACAAATTTTGGTAATAGTCTATCTAGTTTAACCTATGACCCAGGTTATGGGCTGACTGCCGTCTATGTAGCGAACCAATTGGTCTTCCAGAGCCAGCATGGCCTCTTTGGCTTCGGTCTTCATGGCAGCTCCGTTAAGGCTGCTGCCTCCACCAGGTCCGGCAATTTGAGCAAATTTTTCACGTGCTTCACCAATAATCATTTTGGAGTTGGCCACCATGTAGTCACGCATCCACTGACTGATTTGAAAGTCACTGAGTAGATTGATTTCAGGTTTGAGATTGTAGGTCCAAATCAAAACATTTTCGCCGGTGTTCTTGGGGTCACGCATGAGTTGTAGTTTTTTGGTCACTGGATTGAACGTGTAGTTAAAATAGCCACCAAACATGCGCATGCTCAATTCCACATACTGACTATAGTAGTCGTAAGTGGCAAGTCCACCTGCCACGTTGAAGTTCATGAGATACACATTCAGGCTGGCTTGACTGAACGGATCAAAATTGCTGGCAAACGGACCAGTGGCATCACCAAAGGTTCTGCGAAAACACTGTCTAACACTGACCACTTCCTGTGGCAAAGTATAGATGTTTTGATCTTTGATCAGCTCAAAAAAACTGTAGCTTTCTTCGTAGGCATTTTGAGCACGCTGACGATAAGTTCCCAGGGTTTTTTGATAGGCGCTTTCGTAGTGTGCAGGATCTAGCTCAAGATCAATTATCTGATCGCCAAGTTGAAGTTTGACATATTCGATTAGATTTTGCTTGAGTTGACTCAGTGTGTCCTGTTGTTCTGCCATGTGAATCTCCGTGCTGTATTTAGCCACACACCCGGAGCATTCTACCAGCTCTTGAGCACAATCAAATTCTCGTTGCCACGACCGTTGTACTTGGTTTCTGTGGCCTTGATGTCCTTGAAAACTTTGCGTGCCGCGGGTTTTCCACCTGCTAGTAGCTCTTTGAGTTGTTCTGCAGGCTTGCGCAGAGTTTTTTGCACAGTCTGCTGAGTGTCAAAGCCCACAACAGCCGACCCTTTTACACTGAATGTGCCCATGTGTGTGTCAGCCATGACATGTATGAGCTTGCGTTTTTTTGTGTCATACAGCCAGGCTTCTGATGCACCAACCAACTGTGCTGGTGCGATGCTTGTGAGTTTGAGCTCAGGAAACTCTTTGAGATATTTGAACTTGGCACTTAACTTTTCCGGGCTGACAGCTTTCTTGGCTCTAGGTTTGCGTTCTACCTTCTTGATCTGCACATAGTTGCCACAGTCGGCGATGACTTGCTCAATGAACTTGACACACTGCTTGAGTTGATTCTTGTTGAGGTGACTGTAGCCTTCTACTAGGTCTGCATCGGTGCCCTCGAGAACTTCTTCAAACTCTGACAATTTCTTTTTCCACGCTTCAGCAATGGTTCCCACCATGTTGGGACTGATGTTCATGCCACGGATTTGTGCAATGGGTTTCCAGTCTGCGGTCATTTTGGCACCTGCGGCAATAAAATCATCAAACATGCCTTCCAGTTCGCCCGCACATTCCGAAACTTTTTCACGCAGATGATCTTGGATGGTCAACTTGGCCACAGCGGCTTCGGCTTCGTCCACTACCTTCTTGACTTCTTGTTTGACTCGCAACATCTCTGCGATCTGGTTATCTATCGAGCATTGTTCGTGCTCCAACAGTTCTAGACCCATCAAATTCATCCTGCACACCCATGCCGGTGTTAGTCGCACAGCACCGTCGGGAATGCCACGCATGAGCTTGGCATCTTTTTCTCTGTGATTCACGGTGAGCCACTGACAGATAATGTCCTTGGCATCTTTTTTGCCATAGTGGTAGTTGTACCAGGCAAAGGCACGGCCCAGGCTCGAGACTCGGTTTTCAGTGGTGGGTTGGAACTTCCAGGTGGGTTCTGGGCCCACATACTTGAAGTCGGCGCCTTTGGGATTGAGCGGTTTTATCACTGTGGCAGATTTAGCGTTCATGAGTTCTCCTAGATCGTTTATATAGTATTATAGTGCTTATATCTTTTTTGGTCAACCGTTTAACAATGCCGCAAATGTAAGGTGTTGCTCTAGATTGGTTATCAATTTTTCGGCATTTTGTAGCAATTCCCGATATTGTAGGGTTTCCCGATGTAGTCTACGACAAGTAACGCTTTCCATGTCTGCCGCTACCATGGCCGAATCCACGGTTTTTACCATTTTGAGAAGATCTCGACGTGCCTGTTTGTTTTTTATTGTAGCAATTTGGCTTTCGGCTTGTTGTAGACGTTGATACAATTTATCCATGTCTGTAATTATAACAGGTTTGGGGTTTCAGTTAATTTGCCCTATAAATACAATACTATGCCACGTCTTAGCCTGTATCGTCCTAATAGAACCAAAGATTATCAATTTTTGGACCGCACCATCAGCGAAATGTACACCGTGGGCGGCCTGGACATCTATGTACACAAATACATGGGTCCGCAAACCGGTGGAGAAGACTCGGCATTTTCAGGAAACGCTGACGCTACCCAACCAGTTTACGATGATCTCAGTGTGCTGAATATCCAAGACCTGTTGTTGTTGGAAAATCGTGACAGGGTTTATGATCCTGATGTGTACGTCATGCGTGGTGTTTATCGCGCTCAGGATGTTGATTTTGATCTAAGCCAATTTGGATTGTTTTTGAACAATGATACTTTGTTTATAACATTCCACTACAACGACATGATTGACACATTTGGTCGCAAACTCATGAGCGGCGATGTGTTGGAAATTCCCAATTTAAAGGACTACAATCCGTTAAATGCCGCCTTGCCATTGCCACTGCCAAGATACTATGTGATCCAGGATGCGGCTTTTGCGTCAGAAGGGTTCAGTCAAACCTGGTTACCGCATCTGTGGCGGGTCAAAGCCACACCCATGGCAGATGCTCAAGAATACAAGAGCATCACAGACCGACCATTTGTCACAGAATATATCTGGGATCCAAGTGATTTTTATCCACAAGGAGCCGTGGTCAACTATGGTGATGTTTACTATCAGGCTCTACGAAATGTGCCGGCTGGAACAGAAATTACCAATACCACATACTGGAGAGAATATACTCCTGCCACCATAAGTGACGCACAAGGCACACGTGTCAAGGATACCGAAATCAATGATGCCATACTTGCGCAAGCCGAAGTTGAAGTGCCACTGTCGGGTTATGACAATACAAAGTTTTATATTTTACCCACGCAAGACGGACAACCAGCCAATCCTGATGGATTGACTGCTGATAATTCAGCTACCACTGTAGACACCACAGAAGGCGGCATGGGGGTCACCCCCAAGGCTGAAGGATACACACTGGGCTATCTCACCGGGGACGGTGTTGCACCAAATGGTTTACCGGTGACACCGGGTGTGGCATTTCCCCCAAACCCTGTCAGCGGAGCCTACTGCTTGCGCCTGGACTATCGCCCCAATCGCTTGTTCCGCTATGATGGGCGTCGCTGGATCAAGATCGAGGACAAGGTCAGAACCGATTTATCAAATGGTCCTTTGAACGAAACTTTGCGCTCGGGCTTTGTGAACAATACATACACGGTGCCCACCACTGATCTAGGCAATATACCAAGTCGACAGAGTCTAAGTGAGATTTTAAGACCGCGTGCCGATAATGGTGACGAGGGTGGGAATTTACCGCCAAATCCAAGACCTCCTGGAGTGAAATAAAGTGCAACAGTATTTTTACGACGAACAAATACGCAGATTCTTGTTACAATTTGCTAGGATCTTCAGCGGATTCCAAGTAGAATATGGGCGTCAAGAAAATAGTGAAGAGGCTGCCTTGTTGCGTGTTCCTGTACGCTATGGTGATGCCAGTCGCAACGCTCAAACCATAATCCAAGAAAACTCTGCAAGCAGTCTTCCGTCAACCCCGCTCATGACATTTTACATAGCGGCCTTGGACTACGATCGTCCCAGAATGCAAGAACCCTATTTTGTCAGCAAGATAAATGTGCGCCAAAGAACCTACGACTCCAGCACCGAGACCTACGAAACCAGTCAAGGCAATGCATTCACTGTAGAAAGACTCATGCCAGTGCCCTACAAAATGACCATAAATCTTGATATATGGACTTCAAACACCAATCAAAAATTTCAATTAGTAGAACAAATTGTTACCTTGTTCAATCCCAGTTTGGAAATACAAAGCACCGACAACTATATTGACTGGACCAGCTTGACAGTGTGTGAACTAGAAAGTATTAGCTACAGTTCAAGAACCATACCTGTGGGCACAGAAAATCCCATAGATATTTGTACCATGCGCTTCAATGTGCCTATCTGGATCAGCAGTCCGGCCAAGGTCAAGAAGCTGGGCGTGATCGAGCGCATCATCTATAATGTGTTTGACTCCAACGGAGATGCTGCTGATGCCTTGCTCAACAATGATCTTTTGTTGGGTACAAGACAATTGGTAACCCCCTACAATTACAAAATTGTATTGATTGGAAACAAGATACAAGTGCTGAGACAAAGCAGTGTAACCAATGAAGATCCCACAGATCTGGCTCCTGAACAACTAGATGCTGACAGCAATCTTATGTGGCCAGCTGTGATAAATCTCTACGGAGTGCTCCGTCCTGGAGTCAGCCAAATTAGACTGGAACAACCTGATGGCACAGAAATTATAGGAACCATAGTGGTTGATCCCAGTGATGACAGATTTGTGCTCTACGACGTTGACGTTGACACTGTGCCGCAAAATACTTTGGATCCGGTAAATGCCGTGATCAATCCCTTGTTAAGTGGTCCTGGTGATGGCTTAGACTCAGCCCTTACTGGTCAGAGATACTTGTTGACCGAAGATACTGGTGCTGAAGGCAATGCTGATCCAGCAACGGCGTGGGTTGGTGGCAACGGAAGACCACTGATTGCACGTGCCAACGACATTATTGAATATGCCAACAACTATTGGCGTGTGGTGTTTGACGCAAGTGAACAAGCAGGTGGACAATATGTAACAAATCTCACCACTGGCATACAGTATCAGTGGAACGGGCAATACTGGACAAAAAGCTATCAGGGTGTGTACATGGGAGGCGAGTGGAGTCTAGTATTGTAAAAGCCGTGGGAGTTTGGTTTAGAGCCAATTCTACCGGTAGATATCTTTATTTGTTGCGTAATGATTCACGTCATCCTGGTGCCTGGGGTTTACCTGGTGGTAAAGTTGAACCAGGCGAAACATTGCTAGGTAGCATGGAACGTGAGTGTCAAGAAGAACTAGGGCAATTTCCTGAATATCAGCAGTTGTTGCCGCTAGAAAAATTTACTTCTGCTGACGGCCAGTTTGAATACAATACCTGGGTGTGTGTAGTTGATCATGAATTTCGACCTGTGCTCAATCACGAACATTTGGGCTATGCTTGGATCAATTATGGCACATGGCCCAAACCCATGCATCCTGGTTTATGGAGCACAGTCAATATTGAAACTGTTCAAAGCAAGATTGAAACCGTAGAAAACAATCTTGCTAGAACAATCAAATAATCAAGCCTGACTTTCTTGGAAGCTCAACTGTATTTCACCTAGGGCACCGGCCTGAGTGGTCAAGGCTGTGATGGTCACAGCAAGAACTTCTGGTCCGTTGGGATAAGTTCCTGTGCCTGGTATGGCACTGGTTCCAATCTGTTTAATCGCAGCCAGATCCAAAATACCAGTTCCCGTGCTACTGATAGGTACTGCAAACAATCTTTCACCTCCGGTGACCTCAGCAGCCACGGTCAGTACCGTGAGATTCAAGTCATTTGTTGGAGTTGTACCTCCTATCACGTTTCCAAGAATTCTCAAAGTATCGCCCACGGCATAACCTGAACCTGGATTTTGCACAGTGATTGCTGTGGTAACAGGGGAATATGTGGTACCAGTTCTGGTCAAACGCACTGATATATTGGCTCCTGTTCCTGCACTGGATACCACGGATGGTGTTAAGTTGGCATAGGTCCTATCGCTGGAGAACAAAACTTTGTTGCCTGAACGCGAAAAACCACCCGAAGTGTTAAATGGAGCATCTTGTACACCACCAGTTGAAGTACCACTAAAAGCTGGAGCTACAGCAAACTGAGTAAAGCTGGGCTGAAAACCACCACCAGCATTGTTGAGTCCCGCAAACACTGTGTTGGCAGTGTCAATGTTGTTGGGGTTCAAAATTCCTGACACCAAATATCGACCTGCCGAAGCATTAACTGTCAGTGTGCTTAGAGTCAACTGTGAACGATTGATCAAATCTCGTTGACCTAGATCACCAATAATACCATTTGACACACTGGGGCTCAAGCGCATTAAGAATGCCACTTGTTGTGAACCCACTGTGGTTGGTAAACCGTAGCTGGTACGATTGTATGTAAAGCTAAAGCTGGCGTCGCCATCAAAGCCACCGTCCATGATAACCGCCGAACCCCAATGGTTAACCAGGGGAGTACAGGTGTTAGAAATTAATATTACCCCAGTGTTGTCAGCATGCGCGGTTGCTACACTGGACGTAAAACTGCGATTGGCTCCTTCAACCCACTGTTGAAATGTGGCTGCACGAGTACAGCCAGTCAAGTCATTGCCACTCTTACCTGAATACTTGATGACTTCACTGTCAATCATGACAAACACTGGATAGGTCACAGAAGCATCTGGGTAATCTGTTGCGTCAACCAGAGTGATTGTGGTTTGACTGTCGTCAATAGCACCATCCAAGGCACTGACCGGTGTGTCATTTATGGCTTCATATCTAGCAGGCAAGTTTCCTGAACGCATGTAGGCTTCGTTGTTGCGGTTGCTGTTGACAATCTTATGTGCCATGACAAATCTACCATCCTGGCCACGCACCATGTACTGTACATAACCCGCACCGTACCAGGAGTATTCCACGCCCAACATCTGCATTTTTGTAATGTCAATGGTGAATCCACTGGGACCAGTACCATCTAGTTTGTCTATGTTGAAGTTGGGTTGCCGGATGCGTTGCTCGGTGCGCAAGGCCATTTTCACACGCACCTGATTGGCCACGCCACGGAAAGTAGGCACCACGGTCATGCGATTGTTGTCAATCACGCTGGTCACAGTGTGAGTCATGCCCTTGATGACCACATAATCACCTGCATTGAGCTGATCTTGAAAACGGCAATTGCCATCACCAGTTACAAGGTTACTACCCACACCCACACTGACAAATCCTGCCAGTTGATTGGTGCTGGTGCGTTGCACCACGTTGAGGCTTTGTCCATCACTTTCCCAAAATAAACCATTTTGATCATCCATCATGCCAGCACGGATACTGGCGCCGTGCCAGGCGCTGACATTGATACGTGGCTGTTGTCCCAATACCGGGGTAGCGCTGCCCAGAGTGTTTTGAGCCTGTACCACAAAACTGATATCGCTGGTAATGGTGGTAACAACATAACCGGTGTCATCGTATCCACTGGTGGTAACTCCAGACAAGTCAATTTCGGCTCCTGGATTCAGACCGTGCTCAACGTCAGTGGTGATTGTGATGTTGCTGTTGGGTGCAGTTCCAGTTGAGGATACTGCCGTGACGTCAAACGTGGGTTTAAGCATGGTACCCGATGTAAACAAAAGTCCTTTACCAGATTGATAACGAAAGTATTTCTTGGTTTGACGCACAGCGCCAGCACCGCGTGTGGGACTACCAGGTCCCATGATGACTCCGCCATCAAACGGTCTTGGTAAAAATGCAGCGTTGCTTCGCACATTTATGGCTTGTACCACAGGCGAACTCACAATGGCCCCTGTGCGTGCAGTGTATTGGAATGTGTTGGTGCTTGGAACATTTATAATAAAGAAACTGCCTTCAGCATAGTTGGCATTGGTTCCAGATGCCAACACACACATGATTGGGGTTCCTGGAACAAGTCCGTGTGCATAGGTAGTTGTCACTGTGATGGTACTGGGACTAGCACCATCACTGGCCATGCTGATCACATCCAGATCAGCACCGGTATAAGGATAGGCCTGCCGCACTGTGGTATCAGTCTGATTCAATGGATAACCCAGAGCTAGACTGATATTTCTGCGTGGATAGTAGAAGAAATTATTGGATTCGGCCTGGAATACCAAGCTTATACCTTCAGCATTGGATGTGTTGGTGTTTTGATTGCTGATATAGTTGTCCACTGCCAAAGGACTGTCTGTGACATTGACACCCACGGCAGGAATATTGGGGAAATCGCTGGCGTTGAACATGCCAGTCATGCGCACAAACAACGAGCCTGAAGCTGCTGATGTCAACGCTGTGCTGTTGAACTGTGCGCGAGCAATGGTCTGAGTACCATTGACTGCGGTGCTTACTACTGTGTGTTTGACAATTTCAACGTTGCCACTGAGTTTTTGGATCACTGTGCCGGTGGCAAAACTATTTTGCGGTGGTATGTTATACCATCCGCGATTTACATTCATGGTGGTCAGATCTGACACGTCAACCACTTGTGCCACTTCCAAACTTGATACCACATACACTGCATTTCCAATGCTGATGTTGGCTCCAGCACCATTGGTATTGTTGCGCTGGCGTACCACGGTCAAACTATTGGTGATCACTGTGGTCACTGCCATGACTTCATATACGCCGGCTGTGTCGGTCAACACAATGATATAACTACCTGCCACAATGCCAGCTGTGGATGCATTGGTCACGTTGATGGTAGTTGTGGCTGTGCTGGTAATATTGGACAGTGCTATAGTAGTTCCGCCCGATGCAGGGCGACCAATAATGATCACATTGTCGTTGGCAGCAAATCCCGTGGTGGAGGCCACGGTAAAACTGCGCTCTGCTGAACTGTTTACGTTAGCGGTAAGATAGTTAGAAGTAAAAGGTGTTGTGTTGCCTTGAGTCTGGCTGATAATTAAAGCATAATCATTGGCCAGCCAGGGAATATTGGCCGTGGTCCCTTGATTTTCCAAGCGCACTGCGGTGTCCACGTTGCTGGAAATGGTGTCAGTGCTGGCTATCAAGGTGACATAACCGTTGGTGTTGTAAACTAGGTCAGCTCCAATATCTTCGTAAAACCCAGGAATATTGTTGGTGATAGATACGTTTTGCCACTTGGTGTTTTGCAGTCCGTACTCAAAGTCAGCGTCAATAAGGGACGAAGGATTGCTAACACGACTGCGGCCAATGGCATCTTCCTCAAACTGCCAGGGTTCGGTCTGTAAACTTTGGGTTTCGTAGTATATGGCCAACTTGTCACCGCTGGACATGGTGCTGGTGTCAAAATTGAGACTCAGCGTGGTCATGCCTGCATAAGCATAGGGGAACTCAGGAGTTCCACCTTGACCACTCCAGGCCACTGTGCCTCCCAAATTGGGATCACCAAAATTAAAAATACAGATGTTGTCGGTGGTGTTGTAGATAGCCAAAAAATCTTCCAGGTTCACTCGACCTTGGACTTGTACGGTTCCCAGCCCGGCAGTGCCTGGTGTAAAAACGTAATCGTATATTCTGCTTCTTGCCATCTTTAAACTCCAAAAATTATTGTATCAGCAAGTAATCTTGCTTTCAGCGTGGTTCCAAACTTGCTATAACTGATGCTGCCCTCGGCCATCTTGGGATTGGTCACTGTGGCGTCGCTGGGCGTTCCAGTATATAGCGTATCTCCCATTAATATACCAAAGAATGCTGTCAATGGTGCTGGTGGGTTTGAAAAACTTATTGTTGCCCCGGTAATACTAAAATCAATGTCAGGATTTTGTACTTGACCGCCTAACACTATCATCATGCTATAGGCTGTAGGTGGTGCCACTGCTATACCACCCACAGTGATGTTGAAGGTTTCTTCAACTCCATCAAAACTAAGATTGTCCATTTTTCTATACTGTCCAATCTGCGGTACATTGCCTACGTATGCCATTTTTTTTCCTTAAATTCTTCCCACTACCACTTCAATTACTCCTTCAGCGCCGTTGAAATCAGCCAGGGCTTTGCCAATTACACTGCCTGGTCGTGGATTAGATTCTGCTCTAGCCATGCCGTAACCAGCACTGACCATCAAGTCACCCTTGCGCACAGGTCCCTGTACTCTTGTGGGCACACGTCCGGTCAAGGCCACTATGACAACATTTGTTCCTTCCAGCCCACTGTTCATGATATAACTGGGATTGGTACTGACCACACCAGCGACTCTGGTATCTCCACTGGTCTGACTCAGCGTGACTTCGGCTTCGCCTCCAAAACTCAACACAGTGCCTGGCACATATTGACTATCTGCAAGATAGCACTCGGCCAAGTCTGCATATTGCGCACTTGTGGCCTTGGCAAACACTGTGTTAAAATATGTAGTTGCACTACCAATGTTGCCTACCCCATTGGCTCCGGCATTGACCACGTTCCCTAATGTCACGTTGCCTGTAGAAACTGTTAAACTTGTACCGGTTATAGCGGCACCTGTGATAGCGCCAGTGGCACTGACTTGTCCAG